ACCCCATTCTGGCGGAGGCTGTTACACAGTTTCAGGCACAGGCGTACAAAGAGCTTTTGCCTGCCAAAGGCCCTGTTAAGGCAGAGATTGTCGGTGCACGATCTCCCGAGGTAGAAGCGCAAGCTTCGCGGGTCGAAGAATTCATGAACTTCTACATTCTTAATGTGATGCAGGAGTTTGATCCCGAGCTAGACATGATGTTGTTCTACCTGCCGCTGGCAGGGTCTGCTTTCAAGAAGGTGTACTACGACTCAGCTCAAAATAAGGCGATGAGTAAATTCATTCAGCCTCAAGACTTAGTCGTGCCCTACGAGGCCACAGATATCTTCACGGCAGAACGTGTCACTCATGTATTGCAGATGTCGAAGAACGAGATTCGCAAGTCACAGCTAAGCGGATTTTACCGGGACGTCGAGCTTACAGGTGGCAGTTACAACCTCAGTCGTGACGAGATCGAAGAGCAGATTGACGAGATCGAGGGCATGGAGCCCAGTTACAACAACGATCGTGATCATACTGTGTATGAGGTGCATACCGTCCTCGACTTACCCGGCTATGAGGACATGGATGCGGAAGGGCGCCCTACAGGGCTCAAGCTTCCATATATCATCACCATTGATGAGCCGTCTCAGCGTGTTTTAGCTATCCGCAGAAATTACGCTGAAGACGACCCTCTTAAGCAGAAGATCAATTATTTCGTGCAGTACAAGTTCCTGCCCGGATTAGGCTTCTACGGACTAGGCCTTAGCCACATGATTGGCGGCTTGGCAAAAGCGTCGACCTCGATTCTTCGTCAACTTATCGATGCCGGTACGCTTGCTAACTTACCCGCTGGCTTTAAGGCTCGCGGTATGCGCATACGTGATGAGGACGATCCGCTACAGCCGGGCGAGTTCCGAGACATTGACACTACCGGCGGCAGTCTTAAAGAAAACCTTATACCTTTGCCCATCAAAGAGCCCAGCAATGTTTTAATGCAGTTGCTAGGACTATTAGTAGATTCGGGCAAAAGGTTTGCGTCCATAGCCGACATGAATGTTGGTGACATGAATCAGGCGATGCCTGTGGGCACCACCGTAGCTTTGTTGGAGCGTGGCACCAAGGTGATGTCTGCAATTCACAAGCGCTTGCATTACAGCCAGCGTGTAGAATTTCAGCTACTGGCTAAGGTCTTTGCAGACTATCTGCCTCCCTCGTACCCGTATCTGACAGGAACCGGGCCGCAGGAAATCAAACTACAGGACTTCGATGGTCGTGTAGACATCATTCCGGTTAGCGATCCCAACATTTTCAGCCAGAGCCAACGCATCACCATGGCTCAAGAGCTATTGCAGTTGGTGCAATCAAACCCCGAAATCCATGGTCCTCAAGGTATGTACGAGGCTTACCGACGTATGTATGCGGCTTTGGGTGTTGATAATGTTGAGGGCTTACTGCAACCACCTGCACCACCACCCACACCGATGCCAATTGATGCGGGTACAGAAAACTCCGGGTTTATGATGGGAGCACCGGCACAAGCCTTCCCACAGCAGAACCACCAAGCTCACATCGACGCGCACCGTAGTTTGTTTTTGACGGATATCGTAAAAAATACGCCACCCTTACAGGGCGGTATCATTGCGCACATGATGCAACACCTACAGTTCATGGCTTCAGACATGGCTCAGGAGCAGTTGCCGCAGGAGCTACGTGACCAAATGGAACAGCTAAGCCAAGCAGTTCAGTCGGGTCAAGTGCCACAAGAGCAGGTGCAACCGATGCAACAGCAGATGAACGATATGACGGAGCAGTATTCAGCCCCTATTTTGGCTCAGCTCACTCAAGACCTGCTAATGAGTATTGGTCAGGGCAGTGACGAAGATCCACTAGTGGAAATTCGTAAGCGCGAGCTGGAGCTAAGAGACAAAGAAATGAACATGGACCAAGCTCAGTTTGAGGCAAAAGAGCAAGCGCGCTCAAACGAAAAGCTACTTGAAACTGAGATAGCCAAGCAACGCATACAGGCACAGCGTGATATCAATGATGAGAAGATGGATTTAGCTATTCAGCGCCTACAACAGCAGGCTGAACTCAAACTTCTCGAACTTAACGCCAAATTTGGAGGCACAATACAATGATTAGCTACATGAAAGAGGCAATTGCAAAGCTTCGTGAATGGAAAAAGCAAAGGTCAGCAGACGAGGCGAAAGCTCGCGAAGCGGAAGCTAAAGCAAAGGCTGAAAAAAAGGCGGCTTCTGACGCAAGAATTGCGGCCAAAAAAGCCAGAATCGAAGGCGTTGAGCCTGCACCAGTTGCGGCACCGGCTCCAGAGCCTGCGCCAGCACCTGCGGTTGAACCGGCACCTGCGAAGGCTAAGGCTAAGTCTAAAGCTAAAGCAAAGAAAGCGCCAAAGAAGGCGCCAGCAAAGGGGAAAAAGTAATGGCACTTAAAAAAGGCAAAAAAAACATCGGCGATAACATCAAGACTGAGATGAAGGCCGGTAAGTCACATAATCAGGCTTTAGCTATTGCTATGAAAAAAGCCAAGGACATGAAGAACGGCGGCGCTGTTAAGCGTGTCCACAAAACAGTCCGTGGTGGCGGTGCGGCTACAAAAGGCCTTGGCTTCTATGAGATCGACTAATGCGTGAGGTTAATCTTGCTAGTGCGATAAAAAAAGCCGTTGAAGAGCGCCGTGAAACCTTAACCGGCACATTGACTTCTGGTGCACTAACGTGCATGGAACAATACAAATATATACAAGGCGAGCTAAAGGCACTATCATTTATCGAGGAAGAACTAGCTAATCACTTTAAGGAGCGATAAATGAGTGTGGAGGGTGCTTACGTTGACCCGGATCAAGTGGTTCTTGATCCAACGCTTTTGGAAAAAAGCGCAATAGAGAGAATGCCTAACCCTGTAGGTTGGCGGATGTTGGTGTTGCCCTACTCGGGTGTAGCCAAGTCCAAGGGCGGCATTGTCCTGACCAAAGCGACAATGGACCGGGAAGCGTTGGCTACCGTTGTTGCCTATGTCGTGAAAATGGGGCCACTTTGTTATAACGACAAAGCAAAATTCGGCGATACACCTTGGTGCGAGGAAAAGCAATGGGTCATGATTGGCCGCTACGCTGGCGCTAGGTTTAAGCTCGAAGATGGCGCGGAAGTGCGCATCATCAACGATGACGAGGTCATCGGCACAATCCTTAACCCAGACGATATAGTGAGCTTACTATGAGTGTTGAAAATGTGAATGAAGCTCCTCAAGAAGAGGAGATCCAGATCCAAATCACTGAGGACGCACCTGAAGGACAAGAGCCCGAGGGTGATGAGCTTGAGCGATATACCAAGTCAGTTTCCAAGCGCATCAATAAGCTAAACGCTAAAACGCGAGAGGCTGAAGAGCGCGCACAACAGTACGAGCAACTGCTCTATCAACAACAAAATGAGCTGGCTCAGTACAAGCAAATGGCTGTACAGGGTCAAGCCTCGACGCTACAGGCTGAAGAGGACAAGCTTAAGGCGCAGGAACAGCAGGTAGAGGACATCTACAAGAAAGCTGTACAGAGCCAAGATGCAGACCTCATGTCCAAGGCTGACTCGCTGAAAAACGACATTGCAATCAAGAAAGAAAAACTTCGGGTTGCTAAAAGTCGGCAAGCTCCACAGGAGCAATACCAACCTATGGAACAGGTTGTGCCTCAACAGCAAGCGATGCCTCAGCAGGAGATTCAACCCACAAAAGAGGCCATGACGTGGCATGAAAAGAACCCTTGGTATGGTGATGGCGACGATGAAACAAATCTTGAGGCGACTCAGTTTGCCTATTTCACGCACTACAACCTTATAAATGAAGGCTTTGAGCCGGATTCCGAGGAATACTATGAGGCACTAGATTCTCGCGTTGCGAGGGTTTATCCTAGCTTAAGCAAAAGTGTCGGCAACGACACGGATGCGGTCGAATCAACAGGACGCCAACCCGCCGTGCAAAGAGTTGCGTCCGCCCAACCAAGTGGTCGGCCACAAACACGAGGCAACAAGAACGGTGTAAAGTTTACTTCTAGTGAACTGGAGCGATTGCGTGGTCTTAAGCCACACAACATGACCGAGGAAGCTTGGCTCAAGGCTGTGGCAAAAGAGAAACAGAAAGTAGCTCAAAGAGAGGCAAGGTAATGGCAGATACAAAAAGCACCCGTTCTTCGCGTGAAAGCGGAGCGCACGATAATCAGGCTCGGCGAAAAGTATGGCGCCCAGTGCGTAAGTTGGAAACTCCCCCGGCTCCTCCCGGTTATGTATACCGATGGATTCGAGAGAGTATGTTAGGAACGGAAGACCGGGCTAATGTCTCGCGTCGTATTCGTGAAGGATGGGAACTGGTTCGTGGAACCGACCTTCCTCCCGAATGGGAACTTCCTACCATGGACAACGGAAGGCATGAAGGCGTCGTTTATAACGAAGGCTTACTGTTGGCTAAGATGCCCGAGGAGTTCGTCGAACAGCGTAGTGCACACTATGCTAATGAGACGGCAAAAGCTAAGGACGCATTGGACAATAATATGTTCAATGAGACCCGAGGCGATTCTCGGTATGTACAATACGATCCTAACCGCAGTAGCCGTGTAACCTTTGGTAAGCAATAGGAGATTGATCCATGGCTAATAAAGATGCCGCTTTTGGACTTCGTCCTGCCCACATGATGGGTGGTGCTCCATATTCTGGTGGCCAATCACGTTATAGAATCGCCAACAACCAATCTGGTGCTATTTTCCAAGGCGACTTGGTTAAGCAACTAACTGGCGGTACTGTTTCTCGTGCGGCGGCTGGATCTGCTGTTCCAGTCGTTGGTGTATTCAACGGCTGTCAGTATACGGACCCCACTTCTCAAGAGCAGGTTTTTTCAAACTACTACCCCGGTGCTGTAGCCGCAGACGACATCATTGCGTTCATCGTTGATGATCCCGATGTTGTGTTTGAGGTTCAGGCTGACGACACCTTCCCAGTAGCTGACTTGTTCGGCAACTTCGATATCGTCGACCAGTCAACAACCGGTGACACCCGCTCTGGCAGATCAAACATGGAGCTTGACGTGACAACTGGTGCAACTACCACCACGTTGCCTCTCAAGGCCCTTGATATCAGCCAAGATCCCGACAACGACGACGTAGCAAGCGCTAACACTAACGTGATGGTGGTTATCCAAAACCACATTGCCGGTGTTAAGTCTGCTGGCTTGGCATAAGGAGGCTAATTAGATGGCTATTTCACGCGCACAATTAGCGAAGGAGCTTGAACCCGGTCTTAACGCCTTGTTCGGCATGAGCTATGACACATACGACCGTGAGTACGAAGAGATTTTCTCTATCGAAGACTCGCAACGTGCTTTTGAAGAAGAAGTTCTGATTACAGGCTTCGGAAGCGCACCCGTCAAGACCGAAGGTCAGGGTGTATCTTTCGACACTGCGTCAGAAGGCTTCACTGCTCGTTACACTCACGACACCATCGCACTAGCGTTTTCGCTGACCGATGAGGCTGTAGAGGACAACCTTTACGACTCACTGGGCCGTCGTTACGTTAAGGCATTGGCTCGATCAATGGCTAACACCAAGGAAGTTAAGGGCGCTGACGTTCTTAACAACGCCTTCAACACTAGCTTCGCTGGTGGTGACGGTCAGCCTTTGATCTCAACAGCACACCCATTGGCTGGTGGCGGCACTCTAGCAAACCGTGCTACTACGATGGCTGACCTCAACGAGACATCATTGGAAGATTCGCTGATTGATATCAGCACTTTCACTGACGATCGTGGTCTGACCATCTCAGTACAAGCGACTAAGCTGGTCATTCCACCACAGTTGACGTTCGTTGCTGACCGCATTCTCAACTCGCAACAGCGTGTTGGCACTGCTGACAACGACATCAACGCCATCCGCAACACTGGCGTACTGCCCGGTGGTTACACGGTAAACCATTACCTGACTGACCCCGATGCGTACTTCATCCTGACGTCTGTCACCGAGTCTGGTGAAGGCCTCAAGATGTTCCAGCGTACCGCGATGGAGACGTCTATGGAGCCAGACTTTTCAACTGGCAACATCCGATACAAGGCGCGCGAGCGTTATTCATTCGGATTCTCAGATTGGCGCGGCATCTACGGATCGCAGGGCGCTTAAACTGCAAGAAGAGGTTTCTACAGAGCCTCGACTTATTGGGCCCGAAAGGGCCCTTTTTTTTGTCTCCATCTAGGTCTATGATGACAAGGTCTTTCTGACAGTATTAACTGACACTTGCCAAGACAGGAGACTTATCATGGCTACTACTACTTTCTCTGGTCCAATTAAGGCCGGAACAATCAAAGACACTACAGGCACCACGGTTGGCACTGACGTCAAAAACGTCGGATTCGTCAAGATGGCGCAAACTGCGAGCTGGACTCAGTCCACTACAGCGGCTGATACAGGAATCGTGGTTCCTGCAAACAGCCAAATCACTGAGATTATTGTTTACATCACTACTGCGTGTGATGCCGCAAACATTTCTATGGGTACTTCGTCGACTTCGACCGAGCTATTTACAGCTTTGGCGGCAGGTACAGCGGCTAATGTAATCCACCATGGAGCTGACGGCACGATCACCGACGCAGATACTTGGGTTGATATAGGTACTTCAGATGTCGGTATCTTCATCGACTTCTCTGCTGGAAATAGCGGTGCTGGTTATGTCACTGTTGAGTACATCCAGAACATTAACAACGCTTAATGATTCTGAGCCTCTCGGGTAGCTCCGGCTCCCGAGGGATTTAACCGCGAGGGTTTAATAATGGCAGATACGGTCACATCACAAACTATCCAAGACGGTGAGCGTAAGGCCGTTTTGAAGTTTACAAACATTTCTGACGGCACTGGTGAGTCGGCAGTAACAAAGGTCGATGTAAGCACATTGACAGCTAATAGTCGTGGAGACGCTTGCACCGAGGTCGCTGTAGCAAAAATTTGGTGGCAGTGTGTCGGCATGGGCGTTGAGCTACTGAACGACGCAAGCACAGACACTTTAATTATCGGATTGTCGCCTGATTCCAATGGTATGCACGATTACTCGTCATTTAGCGCCATACCTAACGACGCTGGTTCTGGTAAGACTGGGGACGTAAAGTTCACCACAATTGGTGCCTCTTCTGGCGATACTTATACGGTCATTTTGGAGCTGTTGAAGACTTATGGCTGATACCAAGGACGTCACGCGCTCTGAAGGCGGAAGGCTCACCTACCGTGGTGAGTCGTTCCCCGGCTATAACAAGCCGGTGCGCACCAGTGGCGGTCCCAAAAAATTTAAGGTTTTAGCCAAAAAAGGTGATCAGGTGAAGATGGTGCGTTTTGGCGACTCCAACATGACCATTAAGAAAAGCAATCCAGAACGACGTAAGAGCTTCCGCGCTCGCCACAATTGTGACGCGGTAGAGAAGAAAAAAGACGTTTTCACGGCGGCTTATTGGTCGTGCAAAAATTGGTGATGATATGTCATTAGGAAAATCTTTATTGAAAAGGACGCCTCCCGGACAAGTTTACGCGGGCGGCTCACGAAATTTTGATGAGCGAACCGGCAGATATCGCTCTCCGCCAATCATGGAAATTCCCGGAATGCCCCCCGGACCAATTGTTTTGGGTGAAGGTGGCGTCTCTCCCGGACAAGTGCCGATGGGTCGCACGGGTGGCGACTTGCCATTGCCAAGTGGGCCTATACCGCGCACACAGGTGCCAACTGGGCCTATGCCTCGCACAGGCGGCTCTATGCCTGTGGATGAGTCGGTTCGTACTATGGAGTTTATAGATCGCAACGGCAATGGCATTGACGATCGTGACGAAAAACCGCCCCGTGGTGACGCGGTTCTACAGCCCATAAAACAACCACCTATCCGTGTACCACCACAGACGGGTGGCCCTATGCCGCTCCCAAATTCCGGCTCACCGTCGAGCGATGACCTGTTTGGCCCCGCTAACTATGGTTCTTACGACAATTTAATGTCGCGCGCTTTCCAAGAGTATTCTGGCGGCCAAAGCCCTTACGCGGGTGCCACTGACTTTTTTATGAACCGATCAGTCTTTGATCGAGGTGTCCGTCCAGAAAGCTCCATGCCTTCCACTACAATGCCTTCGTTCGGTTACAGCAATCAAGGCGGCATGGATGGCTTAAGTCAAATGCAGGCTCAACAGCCTGCAATGCAAGCGCAATACGATCAGTTTGCGCAGGACATTCAGTCAGCTCAAGAAGCCGCGCAACAAGCCGCACAAGAGCAGTCCGACTTGGCTTCATCCGAGCGTCAAGCGCTTATGGATCGAATTGGGGCGCTTGAAGGGCAAGAAGGGCCCGACCTTGATGCTTTCGGCGCGCAGTTACGTCAGGACATTCTTGGCGAGGTAGATATTGATGCGTTGCGCCGTGAAATTACGGGTGAAGTTTTACAGATTGCTCAGCAAGACTTCCCTGACGTCACGCAAATACGTGATGAAATTATGGCACTGCTTCCTGAACAGGAGCAGATTGATGTTGAAAACCTTCGTCGTCAGATACAAGAAAGCATGGATGCAGGCGCTCCTCCCGACGAAATCGCGGCTCTGCGTCAAGAGCTACAAAACCGGATTCGTCCGGTTGAGGAGCAACTGCAAGGACTTCAAAGCGGCTCCACTGACATTGCTCAACAGCTTGGAGAACTACAAGGCCAAGTTGGCTCGCTTCCCGACATTGATGTGGACGCAATAGCTCAGTTTCGAGAAAACTTTGACCCCGCCGCTCTGCGCGAGCAAATTGGCAATCTCAGAGGCCGCTTGGAGGGTTTACCAAACTTTGATATTGACGAGATTCGTCGCCGGGTGCAGGAAGGCATCGAGCTTCCGAATTCAAACGAGATTCAAGACAATTTGCGTCGAGCTATGGAAGAAAGGGGTGGTTTTGTACCCCCGGAAGTGCTCGAACGTCTCCGTGCGGTTGAGCAACGCGAAGGGCCAGACGAAGCCGCAATCGCGGAGCGTGTGCGCAGTGGCATTGACCCTCGGATTGCAGACTTAAGAGAGCGATTAGGTAGTGTTGGTGAATTTGGCCAGAGTATGGCTGAGCGTGTAGCCGCTTTGCGTGAGCAGGGAGATCGAGCTACTCAAGAAAGATCAACTCTTGAAGAGCGCCTTGGCGGCAGACTGGAAGAAGTCAGGGGGCAGGTAACCCCGTTGACTGAGAGAATTGCTCAACTTCGTGGTCGCTTAGATGAAAGGCCTACGGTCGATATGGACGCTATAGCGCGCCGAGTTAGAGAAGGTATAGATATCCCGCAGGTAGATTTGGGCGGAATCCGTGAGCAGATTGCTAATCTGCGTGGACGGCTTGATGAGCGCGTACCGGCTGGTACAGCAGGAATAAAACCCCTTCCCGCACCGCCTAAATCACCACCAAAGGCTCCGCCAAGAATGGGCACCTTCCCTCCGGGATTCAGGGGTCGAGGCAGAGGTAATATCTAATGGCAAGCGAAGTACCAGACAACGTAGCTAATCCATCGCTATATCGTAAGGCAAAAGCCAAGGCTAAAGCTAAATTCGATGTTTATCCTAGCGCGTATGCTAACGGCTGGATGGTGCAAGAATACAAGCGCATGGGCGGAACCTACGAAGGTAAGATCGGAGGCGAAGTGACTTTAGATCCAAAGAAAAGCGACCTCAACAAAGACGGCAAGCTGAGCAAGTATGAACGTAGGCGCGGCGAGGCTATTGCTCGTAACATGAAATTTGGAGGCTCTGTAGAGATGCAACCTCGGGGCTGTGGCGCTATGATGCAAAGCAAGCGTAAGACTGTACGAGTTCCTCGTGGCTAAAAATCGCGGCCTCGACGACTGGTTCGGCAAGGAAAACTGGGTTGATATTAGCGCACCCAAAGAGGGTGGTGGCTACGAAAAGTGTGGTCGCAAGAGCGCTAAGGACTCTGATCGCGGTTATCCCAAGTGTGTACCAGCGGCCAAAGCGGCCAAAATGTCGAAAAAAGAGGTGGCTTCAGCCGTAAGGCGGAAGCGAGCGAAAAAACAAGGCGTAGGCGGCAAGCCTACTAATGTCAAAACATTTGCGGCCGAAGGAGGCTCAATCATGAAAATGAAGGCAAAAGGTATGGCGCGCGGCGGCGCTCAAAGAGCAGGACGGTCGGGTTTTGCAAAGGGTAGAAAAAAACCTGCCAATCCAACTATCCCGCCGGGTCGGGGGGTAACAGGCCCATCCTCGGGACCAGTAAAGGGTCGGCCGCGACCGCCGTCTGGCCCAGTTGTTCCGGGTGGCCCTACCGGCGGCGGAAAGCCCAAGAAAATGAAGACAGGCGGCATGGCAACTAAGGGTTACGCTAAAGGCGGCGCCATGAAGAGCAAAGCCAAGTCTAGTCCTGTGCGCGCTCCTTCGAGCAAGAATAGCGGATTGTATGGCCGATAATGGCTTTTCTTCAGTCGAGTATTCCTTACTTTAAGTGTTGGGTCCGACGCGAGTACACGCACAATCACGAGAAATACCATGGCGAGTTTCTTCATGCCATGGTCATCGGTGTCACGACGCTACCTAAGCGATGCCTGTCTTTTCAGGTCATATTTACTGGAGCTGAGACTTACGATACCGATGAGCCGAACCTCCACGGGGGCGCAATGTGGGCTCGTATGCCTATCACCGCTCTCGTGGGGGACACCCCCTTCGAGAAATGGCCTGAGCCAATGCCTGTATGGGCGGCACAGCCATGGGACTGCGCATCTCGAACTCACAGCGTTTATAAGCTAGAAAACTGTGACCCGTGCCCTTGGATAGCCAAGATAAACGGGGAGTTTTACCCAGCAAAATACTATTTCACAGTGGATTACACCGAGTCAGATACCGCTGACGATCCAGCTCAACACAAGCAAAACCATGTCTTAGAGCTACTTGATGCGGGTGATTGGACTGGCAACATCGTTGCGTTGCCTAATAATCGAGTCAGAGTGACGAGGCCAGCACAGTTTGAGCTAGGCGACGGTGCCCCTGATTTTAGGCCCTCGCAACATATCCATTACAGCAAATCTGACTTAGACTACACTTTAGACGTAAATCAAGTGTTCGATAACCTATACGCGGGTGCAGAAAATGGCGACGAGCGGGAGTAAAGATTTCGAGTTAGACGTAGCAGACTACGTTGAAGAGGCGTTTGAGCGTTGCGGCTTAGAGCTTCGGACTGGCTACGACCTGAAGACCGCCCAGCGATCGCTCAACCTCATGCTTGCAGAGTGGGCTAACCGTGGATTAAATCAGTGGACGGTCAAAGAAAAGACCGTCGCTATGGTTCAAGGTACAGACAAGTACACGATCGACGCTACTAACCCTACTGCAACCATCGATGTTTTGGACGTTTTTGTTCGCGAAACGTCACAAGGCGTTACTACAGACATCCCGTTGAGTCGTATGTCACGCGCTGAATATGCGCACCTTGCAACAAAATCGACGACAGGAAAGCCCAACCAGTATTTCATCGACAAGCAGTTGTCGCCTACGATTACGGTATGGCCGGTGCCAGATAAGAACAGCACGTATACCGTGTACTTGAACGTACTTAGTCGCATGGATGACGCTGACGTAGGGGCTAACACGCTAGAAGTACCCTTCCGGTTTTATCCGTGTTTAGCGGCAGGACTCGCTTATTACTTGGCTTTGAAGCGAGCACCCGACAAGGTTCAGTTGCTTAAGCCGCTGTACGAAGAAGAGTTTCAGCGCGCGCTTTCTCAAGATGAGCCACGGTCAAGTTTCCGCATAGCTCCCGATATTAGAAGCTACGAGATTGCGTAATGGCGTTTGCATCTAACAGACGAGCTTATGGAATCTGTGACATTACCGGGTTCCGTTATCGCCTCAAGGACATGAAGAAGACTTGGGACGGCTTGCTCGTGGGCCCTGATCAGTGGTCGCCAAAACACCCTCAATTGATGCGCAAGCCAACTCCTGTTGATCCAGAAGCCTTACGAGATCCACGAATAGATCAAGCGGCAGACGGTAACGACGGAAATTTTTTTACTGTCTACACTAACGTAGGCGAGGGTATACTGGGCACAGAGCTTACGACCTATCAAATAAACAGCGGCTTAGGCACGGTTGAGGTAACCACGTCATGAGTTTTACATTAGCGACTCTTAAATCGACGGTCCAAGACTACTTGCAGGTTGATGAGACAACCTTCAATAACAACCTCAACACCTTCATTGAGGAGGCGGAGAGCCGCATTTTTAAGCTGGTACAGCTACCTGAGCAACGCAAAAACGTCACAGGAACGCTTACCACAGGCAACAGATTTCTCGCTACACCGTCAGACTTCTTTGCCCCATTCTCTTTGGCTGTAATTAGCAACAATCGGTATTACTACTTGGATTACAAGCATCCGTCGTTTGTTAAAGAGTACAGCCCATTGACAACAACCACAGCACAACCCAAGTATTACTCGCTGTTTGATGACACGGCTTTTGAATTGTCGCCTATACCGGATTCTGGTTATTCGGTAGAGCTTCATTATCTATATAAGCCAGCCTCGTTGACGGCGGGTGCAGACTCAGGAACAACCATCTTATCCACAGACCATCCAGATCCTTTGCTGTATGGCACGTTGGTTGAGGCGGCGATATTCTTAAAAGAGGCTCCTGACGTTATCCAGACGTTTGAGGCTCGATTCAAGGAGGGGATCGCGAGGATGAAGAACGTGAGCGAAGGCCGCGCTACTCGTGATGAATATAGATACGACTTGTTGAGGACAGGTGTTAGTTAATGTCACGAATACCAGAGTTGGAGGGGGCTCGTGTCGCCCTGATAGGCCTTGGCGCCTCTCAAATTGACTACGTTATTGGAGTAGAAAACAGCAAAACATGGGATGAGGTTTGGTGCGTAAACGCCGCTTTGTCTGTGTTTGATTGTGATCGAGTGTTTATGATGGACCCGGCATCACGGTATTTGGATACCGATGACGCAGGTGGCCAGACAGACG